CAATACTTACTGCCTATAATTATCATAAAAGACTGAGCAATTAGCAAAACGGATAAAACTGTTATGGCTACTGTTTTCCAAAAGTTATTCATTTCTCTTGTGCCTTTTTTAGTATGGTTCTGACAAATGCTTTAATTCTTTCCATTGAAATATCGCCATCGCTAAGGTTATTTAAAGTTATATCTGCCACATACAAAGCAATATCTATTTCCTCATCTGTTAGTTCCTTAAACTTTGCTTCCAATACCCAAGTTACTGTTGGTTGACCATCTGTTGTGCTGGTTGTATTCATTTCTTTTTCATACCGCCATTTACGGACATGCCCATCTACCCATTGAAAATACAACATTACTAAAGCACCCAATATAAAAAACACCATTAACGCAGTAAACGCTATTAAGTTCCAGTTCATTTCTCTTGTGCCTTTCCAAATAACTCCAATGGATAAATACTGCCATGCTTAAAACATTCTTTGGCATATTCTGTTCTGTTATCTTGATACACCCTTGAAACTTCAACACCATTTTCAATAACAACAGTCATATCATCATAAATACAGGTAGCTATATAGTTCATTTCTCTTGTGCCTTTTTTAGTATTGTTCTAATCATTGGGATAGCGTTTCTTTCAGTCAATTCCCAGTAATCACCCATGTCTAAACAAAAAGCATTTATAAAATCCCATATTTCTTCATCTGTTAGTTGCTCTAACTGTGGTGAGCAAGTATGAATAGAATCGCCTGTAACTCTTTGACCGCAAGCAACGCAAGAAGTCCAAGACACATATTCCCCAGCCATGTGACTAGCAGTTCTATCAAACGATTCGTCTTGTTCTTTTACTGGATGGGTGCAACCACATTGACTGGGAATCCTATGGCAATATTTACAAAAAGTATTTTGGTTCATTTCTCTTGTGCCTTTCTTATGCAAGCCCTTACAAACTCATGCGGATAGTCGTCAATACAGTTGTATTCATGCACTAACATATCTATTTCCTCATCTGTTAGTTCTTTTACTGGATGGGTATAGAGTGGAATACCATTTTTTAATTGCTGGCTTCCAATATGGCAGTCGTAATGAGGCAACCTTTCAAGGTCGTATGGGTCTATCCACGCTACTGGTTCATTGTTCATGCTTAACTCCTCGTTAGTTGTCCACTAAAGCAATATGCACCATTGTGCTCAAGCTGAACCCAAGGCGCCGCCCATATTGTGAAGCCTGCCTTGCGTGCTATCTTGCAGAAGTGGTAGTCCTCTGATAACAAGCGACCGTCTGACTCTTCGTCAATACTTGTTGCAAAGAACTCTTTGATAGTCTTAGGCTTGTTCTCATCAACTGCACGCCACATGTCGTTCTTGTACTCGGGCACAGTCGTAGCTAACTTCTCAAACACCTCACGCTTGATTAACATAAAGCCAGTACCGCCGTTCTCAATCTGCATAGGCTCGTATAGCATACCTTCTTGGTGTAACGCACCACCTACTAAGTTAACAACAAAGCTACCAGTATGAAGATGCAATTCTTGCATAGGTACGCCAGCCTTAACAGCTTCTTCTACTTTGGGCCAGTTGATTTCTTTCTTGGGGTAAATGCCACAAATAATATCTTTGTCAGCATCAATCATAGGAATGATATGCGATGGGTGAAAGCCTATGTCCGCATCAATAAACATCAAGTGTGTGCAATCAGTATCTAAGAAGTCGTGCGTCAAACTGTTGCGTCCTCGTGTGATGAGCGATTCATTAGTCATGTATCCATAACGGAAAGCTATGTTGTCCTTGCCCAACGTGCCAGCCATCTGCACCATGCCTACTGTATACGAGCCATGACATACACCGCCGTACATTGGGGTTGCTATAAATAAGTTAGCTTTCATGCTTTCTTTTCCTTCTTTGTAGTTAGTTTCTTACGCATCTTTATGCCAGCTTGAGCGTTTTCGTTTTGTTTTATAAATTGTTTAATCAGAGCAAGTAGTCCTTCTTGTACTAAAAACTCCAAGCCTTCTTTATCAAGGTGAACAAACACGTCTGCTGACCCATCTTTGTTTTCTCTAAAGCGCTCGATTTTTATATCCATCATTTGCCCCCTGTTGTGCCTCTTGTCCACATACTTTGAATAGAACGAAATGCTTCGAGGCGCTCTAAAAATGGGTGAGGCTTTGGTACATAGTTCTTGTGGTATGTTGTGTTGGTGCGTGGTTGTGCAATTTTAAATTCGTTTGGTTTTGGTCTGTATGTTTCAAACTTAGCTTGTTTCATTGTAGTGTCCTGTTCTTGATTAGATTTTTAATACGTTCACTTACTTCTGCGGCGGTTTCGAGTAGTAGCATTGGCAATTCCATCTCATCCATATTCAACCCATATACCTTGACGGTTTCTGATTCGTTGTTGACTATGATTACTGCGGCTGAGTGGACTGCGTTTTCTACTGTGCATAGGGCTAGCGCCTGTTGCACTTCTTCATACGCCTGTTCCTTGGTGTGCTTTCTCATTCGAGTCCTTTATTAATGACGTCAAATGCTTCTTGTACGTCAGGTATGTTATCTTCGTTAACTACCAATACAAAACCCTGCGCTTGCCTGATCTTTGCCATCTCTGCTTCTTGTAGTGCGGTAGGTTTATTACTTCCAGCCTTACACTCAATAGCAACGAAATAACCCCGATAACAAAACACAATATCAGGAACCCCACTACGCCCATAGCCACCAGTAGCAGGGAAAAAATAGTAAGCGCCGTTCTTTTTAATAACATCGACAACTTTCTTTTTAACTTTGGCTTCGGGTGTCAAGCATCCTCCTTACCATAGCGTCTGCGTACGTCGTCAATCCTTTGCAAACATGCTACTATTTTGTGAAGTTGTTGCTCAACGATTTGTTCTTCGTGTACACGATGTGCTTTGAGCGCAACAATAACCTCGGCTTCAAGATTACATAGTGCGGCGTTCTCACGCATCATCAATAGGATTTCACTTTCCGACATAGGCATGCTTTATCTCCTCTAAAAAGTTTCTACCTTTTTCTGTTAATGTTAGTTCGTTGGCACGTCTATCGGGTTTAGCAACTTTTTCTTGCACAAACTTCTTGGCAACAACTCTCTTAAGATACTTGTGCGTTGTCGCTTGTGACATGACGTTCTCTGCCTCAGCAATCTTGAACACACCAGTCGTGGATAGCGGTGCTTCTTTGCCTACCATACCGATGATGTATTCGTCTTGCCATCCGATTCGATTCTTAAAACGTAATGCCTGTGTTTCATATGCGTTCACTCTACTTCTCCTTTAGTTGGTTGTTCATCACACCGCTCGATCAATGCGGCATAGCCACAGATGTCTACTAGGTTATCTCTATGTGTTGGGTCGTTAGCAAACCGAGCCACTTTAACTAGCATCATTAATGCGGCAACGTCTTTCTCGTCTATTACCCCACCGCCTTCTACTGAAGCACCGCACGCAACCAAATAGGAATTCCACATGGTGGCGATGGTGCGTAGATTCTTAGAAGGATGACCGTAGGTCTTCTCTCTGTCCCCGTAGATGATGGCATTAGCTTCTTTCAAAATACTCATACAACCCCCTTAGAAACTGAACTTGGATAAGATGTCATCGACTTGCGTCTTAACATCTGTGCGTGCGCCTACGTCCTTGCGTAAGTCCTTAACATCAATACCGCCGATGGCTTTCTTCAATGCCTTGCGTGCCTCGTCTAACTGTGGGTCATTGATTATATTCAAACTGCTAGCCAAGTCACACAAATCATGCGCACCTTCTAGCAACGAGTCGTGGAACTTGCGAGGCTTAGCCTCACCACTAACATAGTCAATAGACAGGCGGTCAGACATACGCTTCAGGTGCTCGAGTAATCTACCCTTGATGTCCTTCATTGCGTGGTCAACACGCTCATCAGCTAGGCTTGACAACTTCTTGCGGAGTTCTTCTTGCGCATCATTACCGATGTCTACCCTAAAGTCACCCGATGCAGGCACAGGCATGTAGTTCACATTGAAGCGGAACCGATGCTCGATGTCATTAGGGTTAGGGTAGTCGGTGCGGTTGAACATGTCGCCCAATGCCATAGCTTGTGCAGTAATCAGCGATGGGTAGACTTGTACGAACTCGGTGACTAAGCCATAGAACGTATCTTCTGCGTGTTGTAGCTTGGTATTAAATTCCATGAACTTAACGCTAGGTAGTAGACGGATACCTGAGTCACTCCACGGCAACGTGTTGTCGTATACCATGTCCCTAGTCTGTGTTACGAACTTGCTGATAACTTCCAACTCGTTACGACCAGCGAGCAAGTGTTTGTTTACACGAGCCGCACCCTTGTTCTGCGCTTGCTTATTGGCAACTAGCTCGTCTGATACTGAGCGGTCTAGCTTGCGTGCAGTCCATTGTGATACGTTTAATTCTACCAACATAGCGCATGTGTCAATGGAGTACCTAGCCATTTTAATTTCTGTGTTCATAACTTCTCCTTCGTTCTGTTGTTTACTTGTTTACGTGGGGGTGTTGTCAATGCCTTCTCTAGACTCCACCCTTTGCGAACCCTTGCTTTATATAAGCCGTAGGTTATGCCTGTCTTTCGACACCAATCGCTTATGCACATTGTTTCGTTACCTATGCGTGTTGGCTTGGCTCTCCTACTATTAATGTTTTGCGCACTTGTTGATGCCCATTGGCAGTTGCTTGGGCTATACCCCCTATCGTTGTTACGCCTATCAAGTGACATGCCTTTCGGTCTGTCACCCATATCAGCGTAGAAGTTTTCAAAAGAAAGCCACCGCTTACAAACAGTAATACCCCTGCCCCCGTAGTCTACATAGCGTGGGTTGTTTGGGTTGGTACATCTTTGCTTCATGTTTTTCCACACGCCGTAGATACTGGGGTAGTGTCTAGCGTTGTGCTTTCCTGCTGTCATGCCGTGTGACTTAGCTGGCATAGATTCTCCTAAGAAGAGTAGATACGTACAGTTTTACCTTGTGGTGCAACGAAGTGGTCGTTATCCACAATCCCCCATAAAGCAGGTACGTCTAGTTTACCATTACTTCCGTCTAAGTATCCATCACTTAACCATATAACACCTTTGGGTTGATACTTATTTGCTTTGATATATTCGACAACGCATTGCGGAGAAGTACCACCACCACCTGCTGGCTTGAGTAACGATGCGATGTTGGCATACTCGTGTGGCTTGAACACCTGATCACCGCATACCTCGCAGTCCCACCAAAGCATACGCACAGAGTCAGGTCGGACATTCTCTACAATGCGGGCTACCTCACCGAATACAGTAGGGTAGATCGGGCCCATTGAACCTGACGTATCGCATGCGATGATGAGTTCGCCTGTTGCTTCTGAGAAGTGCGATGGCATGATGACACCTAGTGGTAACAAGCGCTTGTTAGGTGGAGCAAAACGAGAATACTCATCACCCTCGCATAGCGCAGTAATCCAATCACGCATATGCTCACGCCAGTTAGTGTCACGCTTCTGTGTCGCACGATCTAACGCACTACCACGAGAACCCTTACCAGCTAGCTTGTCAGACAACAACTTACCCTGACGTACTGCGTCGTCGATCTGTCTACCTAACTCGTTGGCTTCCTTGCTACCTAACTCAACTGCCTTGCCGAACATGTGCTCATCCATAGCACCGCCTGACTTGCCGTTACCCTGTCCATTTTGATTCTGTTGTTGTGGTGGAGGATTACGCAACAAGTCTTGCAATACCTCGATGAAAGAATGACCGTAGTACTTAGCATCTACCAAGGGAGCAGGCTCGGTTGGTCGCTCAACGAATGTGAAGTTGGGGTCGATCTCCTCGATGGTTGCATTAACTACGTAGTCCATAGCCATGTTGCACAGCTGTGGATACTTCTTGGATAGTTCTATGTAGTTAGTGCAGTGCATCAACGCTTTGTGTAACGCCTCGTGTGCAACGAGATAGCGCAACTGCTTGCGGCTAAGGGTATTGACGAACGCAGGGTCATAGTAAACATCACGACCATCTGTGCCTGCCGTACCGATGTCCTCGAACTTGACGTCACCTACATAGACCACACCTGATAGACCAGCGAAGTCTTTGTTGTTGCTGAAGTCAACGTGTACTGCAATCACCCGATCGGGTGCTGATAACTTATCCCATGTCTTGGACATATGTCCTCCTTATTTGGTTGAGAAGTAAATCTTGTTGTCTTGCATCAATACTTGGAACGGCTTAACAGTCACAAACAATGCGGCACGAGTAGAGTTAGCGATGTTGTTAGCGAACATGCTTTGTAGTTCTCTTCTGTTACGCATGACATACTCGGTGCATGCCTCGGCTTCTTCTCTGTTGGAAGTTTGTGTAACGCATTTCAATACAGTAATGATCTGCGCTACTGGATTGCTAGGGATAGGGCATGTTGAAGGCGATGAGATAATTTTAGAGAAGGGTGGTGTCTCATCACCGAAGCGAATGAACGCACCCATAACCTCTGACCCTGCACGACCGACAGTACCCTCGAGTAGACCCTGCAACGTATCAGTATCTAGGAACTCACGCTCTTTGATGATGTCGCTAGCTGAGTGTAGTGAGCGTGGAGTGATGTAAGCCTGTTGAGATAACAACGGATTGAAGATAACGTCATTCTCCTTAGACTGATCACGACCTGCATACTTACCGCCATCTTGATAGTCAAGGAAGCTATCGAACCATTGTGGATTCTCGTTGGTACATGCTAGCAAGATAGGGTCAATGCCGTTCTCGATACCCCAGTTATACCACTCAGTCTGCGTAGGTTTGCGCATGGTAAGAAAGACTAAGCGATTACGCAAGTGAGCCTGTATTGAATCGCCTAGACCCTCGACCGCAAGGTTAGTACCAGCGAATACCACAGAACCCTCAGCCATCTCGTAGTTACCAACAGCACGCTCGTACACAATCGGAGCAAGCACGTCTTTGATGTACTGCTTAGCCTTAGCCAACTCGTCAAGGAATACTAGCGATGGGCGTGCGCCGTTGATACCTCGTTGGTTGGTCTTGCTAACACCGAAGCGCTCGTTAGGTAACTCACGACTAACACCTGCGTCACGATCAATGTCAGGCATCCACACAGAACCATCAGACATCTGAGTACAGTCGAGCTTGACACCGATATGGTTAGCGAAGAACGGGTCACGCTCAAGCGTGTGATAGATACCAGTCTTACCGATACCGTTCTCACCTTGAACAATGATGGTGCGCTTGTGACCAATCATCTTGATAGCGTTTGCAACTTGTAATGAATTAAGTAATTTCATGGTGCTTATATCCTCGTTTGATTGTGGGAACTTTTGTTCCCGTTGTTTTAGTACTGCTTTTTAGAAAGTATAACATACTGCTTTATAGAAACAACAACTACTTACTCTCCTTTCTTATTGGCTCGGGTGTAATAAGTTCTCGGCAACGTGTTGCCAAACTGTGGTAGGGGTACGGATTGGCTACCCTTAGATAGACCAGCGAACGACATCAGCCTAGCTACTAGGGATTTCTTGAACTCCTCGGGGGTGATGCTAGCCACGATGTCATCAGCTTTCTCTTGTGCATCATCAGCATCGGCAGGGTTGCGTGACCTAGCCCAACCACTCATCTTGCGGAACAGACTGCCGTCATCAGCGGTGTATATCTTCTTGCTAGCTAGCATATCGAAGCAGTCCTGCGCTACCTCATCGAAGGTTTCCATGAACGACTGTGACTCAAGGGGTAGGGGTCGGTGGGTAAGGGCATCACGCATGGTTGCTTGAATTGTGTACCCTAAGCGGTTCTCACCGAACGGCGCACCCATAGACTGATCTAGTCTGACGTTATCTCGTAGCGTGGGTAGCTTGAACATCTGAAGCGTGACGTAGGCATCAAGTTCTTTCTTGAGATCCTTGCGTGTTTGCTTGTCATCAGAGGTTGAAGCTAAGCGGTATATGTCAGCGTGCCATGACTTTTCTATCACTAGCCTATCTTCCTTATCAAATACCAACAACGCAGAGAAGTCCTTGCCCTGATCTTTGTAGTATGGGTTGAGCGGCACCTTGACTGTATCACCTGTTGTGGTAGTCAAACCTTTGCCGTTGTAATACCCTGTGAACTTGTATTGCAGTTGAATATCGAACGTGCCGTATAAACCAATGACTGCCACCTCATACTCACCCTCTGCGTTGGGTTCATATATGCGAACGACATCTACGCCGTTGATCTTATACACATAGCTGTGCGCATCTTTCTGAAGCATTAAATGCGCTTCGCTTACTCGTCTTAAAGGTCTTTGATACTCGTTGTATTTCTTACTGCGTGGTGGCTTCTTGGTGTTGGTGAATTGCTCGTGTGCTTGTTGGTATGTTAATGTTGTGTAGTAGTTCATGCTAGTGCTCCTTCGTTGGTAAAGTGATAGTCATTGCAGTTAAAGTGGTCAAGCATCATCTCTTCGCTACATAGGTACTCGTACTCTTGTTTCAACCTATCGTATATATCTTTGGCGTACTCCCTTCCTGATTCGGTTATTGCTTTGGTTAGTTCTTCTGTTGATTTGATGTGGCAGTTATCGTCTGAGGCGATGATGTCGTATAGGTGCTGAACTTCCATACCCTTAAAGATAGACGGCAACTCCATCAGCCAGTCATCGGTGAACTCATCGGTGTGGTCTTCTACATCGCCGAACTGCATCGTGCTCTCATGGCAGTAGTGCGAGTTGTTGGCGGTGACTTTACTATGTTTGCTAACCACATCTTCTTGGATAAGCTGACACCACGCACTCAACCCTATGCTGTCCTTCTCATGCGTCTCGAGCCATTGCCTTACATCAACCTGACCTATCCAGCTAGCGCCATCGCCTTGTGAGTGAAAGCCTGAGAAGAATATCTTGTCGATATAAAAACCTACCTCTTTGCCGTCCTCGACAGCCATCTCGTAAGTGCCTTCCCACCACTCGTAGTCCATGCCATCGATATACCAGTTGCGTGCCTTTTCTTTGGCTTGGTCGGACAACTCGCCATACTTAAATACTTCTACTTCAATCGTCTTGCTCATATACCCCCCTTAATTAAATTCGACCTTGATACTTGCCTCACTTAACTTCTCTGCAACGACGTCTTCCAACTTGTCCTCGACCTGATCACGCACGATGTCATCAATCTGATCACTAACGGCATCATTCACCGCATCATTGAAGTCAAAGTGATCTGATGGGTCAAAGCGGTGGTCAAAGTAGGACTCGACCTCATCCTCCACAACAGATTCCACAGCGTCTTTAGCTAGGTCTTCTATGCCTGCGCCTATGAGTTCGTGCCGTATCAAGTCCTTAAACCAGTCTGCTTGTTGTAGTGTGAGTGAGAGGGTTTCTTGTAGCGTGGGAACATTTGTTTCCGTTTCGGGTTGGGCTTTAGCTTGGCTGATGACCGTAGTAAGAAGTTGAAGCTGAGTGCATATGTTGTTGATGATGGTGGGTAAGTCAGGGTTTGGGGTAGGTTGTGGTTCGGGTGCGTGTTGTGTTTGCATGATGTTTTGTATTACCTCCTTGGTTTCTTTTGGTACCTCGGGTGCATTGAGGTGGTCGGTTAGTGGTTGTGTTGGTGTTAGTTCTTGTAGTGTGAATGTGGTCATGGTTACTCTCCTTCGGTGATTAAATGGATGATGATGTTGTGTGGTTCAGTTGGGCTGAGATATTCTTTGAACTCCATTACTAAGTCAGCGTCAGCCATGCACTCGTAATGCGCCTGCCATGATTCAAGTAGGCGTTCGGTTATGGTTTCTCGGTCGATGGTTATTACTTCTTTCTCACTCATGCTGTTTCTCCTATCGCTTGGTTGAACTGCTCGGATACATCTACTTCTACTTCGTCACTTACTGTCCACTCAATAGTGGTGTCGAACTTAATGGTGTATGCCATTACATCTCTCCTTGTCTAATAGCTTGTGCTACTTGTTGCTGAGTAATGTCGTTGATGTAGGTGCTGACCATATTTAGCACCTCTCGCTTGGCATCTCGATACTCTGATGCGTCAAGCATTGCTTGTATCTCATCTACTGATTTGCCTAGCTTGTGCATGGTGATTACTGCTTGGGCTACGCCCTTCATTGAACTCATACACCCCCCTTAATTTAAAAACCAATGAAGCCCAGCACGAACTATCTGAGCCACCATAAAGAACAAAACTAAATACAACACAACCCATACATACTTATCTTCGTCCATCCACTTCATGCTACACCTACCTTTCTTCGTTTGATTAACTCGTTTATCTTTACATCTGTGGGAACATTTGTTCCCGTTTTTGCCTGCTCCATTAGGTCTTGCCTAATTCGTTTCGCCTCTGCGTAGTTGTAGCTATGTTGATCTAGCATGGCGTGTTGTTGGGGTGTCGATTGCTCGGGCATTTGGTTTTTGTATGAGTAATAGCGGTTGGCGTAGTGCGTGACTTGGCTTTGTAGGTTCGCCTTTAGTATTTCAATCCAGCCCTCTCGTTTCTTCTGCCAATATTCTTTCATTACCTTGCTCCGTCTTCGTGGTATCGCTTCGGTTTTTTGCTTGACGAGGTTCTCGCCCAGCACTTTGTTCATATCACCTGACACCATCTTGTTTTTGATTTCTTGGATGGATAGTGGTGTGCGTCGTTTGGTTTGTAGTCTGCACTCAGCACAGTTCTTTGAGGTGGCGGTGTAGGGTGAGTTGATCTTGGGGTTGTTTAATACTGCTCGACTCTGTGCGAGGGTGAGTCTGCGTCTGAAATCTTTGCTCGGCTTTTCCTCACCGCAGGTTGCACAGGTTTTGGTTTTGGGAACATTTGTTCCCGTTTTGTTGAGTACGGTCATCAGGTTCTTTCTCGTTTTTGGACAATAGTCCACCATTTAATAGGAGGTGGACACACAAGTGGACACCCGCTAGAGTATATACCATAAGGGTTGGAGTAATAGTATGCCCAACTGTATACGAGCGACAGAGTTTTATTAAAGTAACTAAATCTTTCAAGTCTAAACCTCTGTCCATCTTTTACTCTCTTATTATTATGTATTTGTATCTCTTTATATATATACATATAGGTTGACTCTGGGTCGATGCCATATACCGCTTGGGTTAGCGGGTGTCCACTTAGTGTCCATGTGTAGTGAAAAGGTGGACTATTGTCCAAAATGGTATTTAAGAGGGGTTCTCCACAACACGTTGCAGAGAACCCGTTGAGTGGGAACATTTGTTCCCGATTTGGTCATGCCCACTTAGCACGAGCAAGGGCAACAGTAGTAGTGATGAACCACCCGTTGTTGTTGTCATACCCGTTGCTTGCACCGCCTAGCTTACGCCAAGCATTAGTGGCTGTCTTGAGGTGGTTGTGTAGCTTCATTGTGCCTTTCGGTGTGCGTTGGAATGAAGTGATAAGTCCGTTTTCTTTGTAGATAACAGCGTATGCGGTAGGTAAGTTCATGCTGATACTCCTTCGTTGGTTGGTTGGTTAAAGCGGATACATGGACTGCTACTGCTGAACCTTAGATACAAGCGAGTGCATAGCCCATATCGTTTATTGCCTGACACCATAAGCATCGGGCGTTTGATTGCCTTGCGTGTGTAGCGGTGTTTGGGTAGGCATTGCGCCTTCCATGAGTGTTGGATACTAGATAACATACAGCAACTCCTTGTAGAGTGATACGGATTAGACACATAACAGAACCGCAGAGAAGCCTCGCTTGCTTGACCAACCCTGCAAGTTCTGTCCAATGTGTTTGGAACAAATGTTCCAAAGATTACACATAAGCCTTCAATGACTTGAGGTAAGCCTCGACAGCCTTGATTTCATTGCGTATCTCGACTACCTCGTGCGACTCGGCAAACTTCTCAGCCTTATGGCGTGCAATATCCACAACATCTTTCTGAGCCTTGCCGTTAGCACCACCACGATTGCTCTCCTTCACCTTCTGATACTGTTGAACATCTCGTTGCCATTGGCGTAATGCCGTTGTGTGCAATGACTCCGAAGTGCAAGCCTCGTCTGTGTAGAAACTCCATCTATCAGAACTGGTCTGACGATAGAATATCGTTGTGTGATACTTGTTGCCATATACCTCAGCGTGAGCCTTAGCAAGTGCTTCCACAACACTATCACTCAGAAACTTCTTGCTACCAAGATGAGCCTCGATAGCCTTAGCCCAATCAATCTTGCCTGCAACGAACTGCTTGTATTGTTTAATTAACAACATGGATAACTCCTTCATTTAAAGATTGTTTGGAACAAATGTTCCAAAAGAAATAGCCAAGCGGGTTAGGCTTGGCTAGGCTTGTCGGCTTGGGCTGTAACCCTTACCAACACCTCTATTTTACCAAACGGCTCGGTGAGAGCTTGATGATTGTGTGCGTTGAGAACCCCACCCACTCCCTACCAACCCTAAGCGAGTGCAGGCATGCTTAGTAGGTGTAATACTGTTCCTCAGCCACAAAATAAAAAAATGTCAAATCTTGTAAAAACCCAAATTAAATCAACGCCTTACAAACGCAAAGTGCATGAAACTTTAATAAAAATTCATGCAACTCATGTCAAATTCTA